CAGCAGGTCCTGGTTGACCAGAGAGTTAGGTGCCCTCATCGAGCCAACGGAGTCATCACCTTGAGCCGCTAGTAGCGCGATGGAGTCGTCAGCGTCAGCACCACCTTCGATGGAAACCTTGTTGAGTTCTTTGATTTCATCTGGGGTTAGGTCCTTAGAGAGACGACCCAGTACAGCGTTAAGACCACCACCGATGACGGCACCGCCTGCAGAGGACGCAAGGATGTCCATCTCTGTCTTGGTGGTCTGGCTGAGGCTTGAGATGTACTCAACAACCGCAGCCTCTGTACCGAACACACCGGCACCCGTGAGCGCCCTTTTGGCTCGAGAGCCTGTGCTGAGCATCTTGATGACACCGGGGATGCCTAAGGTTGCTAGGTTCACCGGGTCAACCACAGCAACACCCATGCGTGTAGCGAGGTCAGCCAGTAGTCCGTTGGACGCCAGTAGCCTATCTCTCTCCCGGGACTCTGAGTACCGGTTAGCGAGTACATGAGCGTGAGTCTCACTCATCGCTCCTGCTAACTCTCTACTGAAGTTCTCTATGTCCTGCGGGCTAGCTATGTCGTACTGGTTGTACATGAACTTGAGGAACTCTTCGTTTACCTCAAAGTCAGGGTCATACTCCTGCGCCAGACGGGACCTAGCCACGTCCACCATGTTGACAGTGTTGAGCACCGTCCCCTCTGCTTGCATACCCGCTACAAGCATGTCACCAAACGAGGCCTCTTGAGGCGTGTTTTCGAGCCGCTCCTGTTGGCTTACGTTTAATTCGTTAACCGATGCGTAGGGGCTTAGAGGGGGTGCCTCCGGTGTTTCCTCCTGCGCCAGCAGGTCATTAAACTCGTCCATAGAGGCCTCGTTGGTTGTGTCTTGTGGTTAGGTTATTTCCTCGCCTAGAGCCTCCATTAGCTCATCGATGGAAAGGTCGGAGTCCAGGTCCAGGTCCAGGGAAGATTGCTTGTCTTCCAGAGTGTTTAAGCGTTTCCTTCGTGCAGCCCTTGCCGCCTCAACTTCCTTAGTCGGCTTGTTCTCCGGTGGGGGCGTCCTGTTGGTTTCGTCACGCGCTTCAGTACCAAGCCCCTTGCCTGCTACGTTGCCCTTCTGCAAGTTATTGAGGTTTGCTGCATCTTGAGCTGCTCTCCGGGTAGCTTCCTTTGCCGCGCGATTCTGCTCGATGAGGAGCTTCTTACCTGCCTGTTTGATATTAAAGTCGACTACGTTAGGCTGCGAAGAGCCGAGCACTGAGCCACCTTCTGTGATAATCATCCAGCCGTTACGACCAGGAGCGGCCACAGCTTGTAACTTAGTGCCCGCTGGTAGGCCGTTCTCAGTACGTATGTAGTTCATCGCCTCCTCGATACCCTCTTCAGCATTAGGAGCGAAAGCGTTAGAAGGCAGGTCGTAGACAGCTTGCTCAGTGTTGCCAATTGTTACGAGCTTACTCTTTACCTTGTCGGCTGAGTCCTCTGCGATTGTGTCCAGGTCGAAGCTACCTCCCTGGCGCAGCCTTAGCTTCACGAGGTTGGCGTATACGGCGTACTGGTTTCGCGACAGCCCACTAGCGTGCTTCTTGATAGCAGCGTTGATAGCAGCTGAGTCTTCGTCCTTCTCAGCGCCAAGGAATACAGACTGGAATAGCTTCTGCCGTTCATCGTTATTGTTCTTGTACGTAACAAGGTCGAACTGCTGGGCTATTTCCATGGCTTTAACCGCATCAAATAACTTACGGTCCATGGTGCCTTTCTTAACAGACAATGCAGGATTCACGCGCACTGCGTTGAGGTAGGTATCGAATCCCTTGGTGAATGCGGCGGGGTCCGTAGAAAGTATGTTATTACTAGCGTTATTAAAGGATTCCTCAGGTACATACCCGTTCCTGATTAACCCTGTTTCACCTCTAGCTATGCGCGTGGCGTACTCCTGAGCGGACTCATCCTTATGCCTTACTTTGAAGAACGGCCAAGCCTTGTTTACCTCTTCTTGCGAAGTAGGGGGGCGTTGGTCGCGTATAGCCGCTACGTTATCGAACGTACCTCCAGGGCGGGACAGAGCTTTCCACGCCTTCTTACCGGCGTACATCTGCTTAGCAACGAGCTTACGTGCTGCTTTTGGCTTTATCCCAAGTCGAGTGGTTAAATCCTTAACTCGCTTCAGTCCTTCTTCCTTAGTCATGACATAAGGAGCTACGCCATTCTCTGGGTCGCCAGTAAAGGGTGCCATGTCCTTAGCGGCCTCAATATCCAGCTGCTGGGCTAGGCTTGTGGGTCCACTGCCCAAAGCTGCGTTGCGGGCCTTTAGCTTCCTTTCAATCTCCTTACGGGTGCTTTCAACAGAGTCACGGAAACCTGCAGTCCCTGCAAGAGTGCCCGTGCCTGTCTTTACGTGACGAGCCAGAGACAGCACTTTAGGGTCCATCTGCGTGATGGCTACGTGGCGTAACTGGTTCAGCAGTACCTTGTTAATCTCCTTGCCCATCTCCTTGGAAGGAGCCGATTGGTACAGCTGCTCCCCAAGCCTGCTGATGAGCGCCCCTGCCTCCTCGGTGGAAAGCTGCCCAGCCTGGAATGCTGCGTACGCTCGGGTGGTCTGCTGCTCAAAGAGACTGAAGCGTTGCCCCTCCAGCTCTTCGGCTTTGCGGTTGAGCACCTTGTTCCTGAACGCGTTGCGTACCTTCTTCCTGATGGGCATGAAGTTCTCGATAATCTGCCTATCGGTGGCTTCGCTGTTAGCCCACTGGGACTCACCATAGGAGTTGAATACCTGGTTCTCCCAGGCTGCAAACGCAGCGGGGTCATCGAACTGCCCAGGGTTCTCTATGTACGCCTGCTCTAGCGCCGTCTGGTATTGGTATCCCTGCTCCTCCAGCATCGCCGTGAGGTAGCCATCTTTGAACATGGGGGACATACCAGGGCGGATGGTGCCATCACGCACGGCATCCTGTAGGCGAGCCTGGGAGCGATGGAATGCCATCTCCCCGGCAGCTAAGTCTTCCTTAGCCTTAGCTTCCTGGGCTTTAAGGTCTGCTGCCTCCTGGTACTTAGCGTACGCAGAAAGGCCTTTAGAAAGTCCTGCCAGCCCAGCAGCGAGACCACTCGATGAACCACCTCTTCCTCCAGGCTGCATGACAGGCTGAATGAAGGTGTCCTGAGGGGTGGCTGCGGGACGCACGATGGCTCCCCTCAGCGCCTCTAAGGGGTCTTGAACTACGGGGCGTGACATATGTTAGAACTCCAAGTAATCGTAGCCAGAACCAGAACCGACAAGTCGGAACGAGTTACCCCGTGGTGACACAGGGGTCTGCTGGCTCTGCCATTTACCGAAGGCGCCAATGGCGCTACCGGCGAACTGTCCAATGGCTCCCCCGATGCCGGGGCTGCTTAGGTAATTAGGGGTGCTGTTGTCGTACCGAGACTGTCTCTTGTGGTCCACAACATCAGTGTCGTAGCGAGTCTTCCTGGCCTGGAACGCTTCAGTGATGTCCAGCTGGTGGTTAAACTCTGCGAAGCTACGCTCGTAGTCCCCGACAAGTGCATCCACAGACACACCAGATACACCACCTTCGGCTGCTGCAACACGAGCTGCTGCTGATGCCTGTAGTGATGACTTACGTGCCTTAGCTGTCTCTACAGAGCGAGCTATGGACTCTTCTTCTTCTCGGGTAGCAATCTGGTCCAGCTCCAGGCGAGCAGCTCTGTCCGCTTCGTTACGCGTGCGAATGGCTTGCTCACGCCTGCGCTGGTTCTCTTCGTCAATCCGTGCCTGCTCTTCACTACGAGCAGCCATGGTCTGAAATAATCCTAGCCCCAATTTGAGGGCTGACATTGCGTCACACATTCTCGTACCTCACAAATGGGTAGTAGATATGGCCCGCTGGTGATGTCACCGGGGCCGCATAATTAACAATGAATCCTGCTCTCTCAAGCCACATTATGTGGACCGTGTTGGCGCTGTGTACCACGTTACCCAGGAGGGGATGGTCCTTGTGCCAGTCACGTAGGTAAATACACACATGGACCCAGAAGGGTCTCAGGTACTTCCTCTGAGTCAGGATGTCATCAGTGCCCATGAGCCACACTGTGGTGACTCTTAGGGCAGGCTCGTGATGACCTAAGCCAAACATGCCAATCACCCTCCCCGTTTCATCCAGGGCGGTGTAGGACTCCATGCCCTCATCTACCGAGCGCACCAGAGCAGACTGAGGGGTCTGTCCCCACCCTATGGCCTCTAGGGCATCTTCAGGGCGTAGGCGAGGCGCTAGGTCTATAGCGTCCCCTCTGGTGGCAGGGTAGATGTGAATCATGGTTACCTTCTTGAGCGCATGTGCAGGCGTGCCTCGTACTCAGTACTGACCAGAGTGGCCGGTAGGTAAGTCGAGGTGGTCACGGTGATGTCTGTGGTAGCTGCTTCAGCCATCACAGGTATACGAGCCTCGCCTGTCTCCAGGCTGATGGAGTCAATGATGTTCAAAGGGCCACTGGTGATGCGACCTGTGAACTCATACCAGGAGATACCGGCATGGTTGGAATCCACCTCTACGGTGTAGTTGCCGGTGGAGCTGTGCGAGATGGTCAGGTGGTTCAACATAAGCCTACCCTCCTGCACCACCAGCTCACCTCCTTGCTGACGTTGCTCACGTATGTAGATGGGACTGTACTTGTACACGGACTCATACGCCTGCCCAACGTAGAACTTCAGCGATGACCAGTCACCATTGACACTCAGGTTAGTAGCTGAGTCTCGCGTGAGGCCCTGAGCTAGCACACCTGGCACCCGACCACTGTACGTGTAGGTGACTACGGAGTAGCTCTCGCTGGCGTCAGTCTCGTAGGGGAGAACTATGGTGGTCCTATCTGACGTGGAGTCGTAGGTGACCGAGGTGCACTCAGCTTCAGTGACTCTACGGTCTATGTGGTAGACCATGCGCTGGGTGTCATCAGGGTCCTCACCTAACTCCTCATCCGCGTGCCCATCCTGCACAGGCAGTGACATCAGGTAGTAGCCATCAGAGTAGCTAGCGATGATGTAGAGGTTGGACTCGATGAACGCTACGGAGTTAACCGTGGCATCGTCGCCCAAGTCCCACCGTACCCAGGCGCTCTGCAACTTGTCCCTACCCGCATAGTAGTAGCGGTAGACGAACAGGCTGCTGCTGTTACCTGAGCAACACACGACGATGTTGTTGTTGGCACTGCCGGTGAGAGACTTGATGCCTGTGGGGATGTACTTAGGTACATGCGCGGTGACCTCTGTGGCGTCATCCCCAGTGGTCTGGGTGTCCACAAAGTACTCACGCATGGTGCTAAAGCCACCACGGTCTGCTACGAAGAACACAGAGGTCCCCATAGGTACAGGGGCAACCTTGTTGCTTGCCTCGTACTGCGTGGTAGGGACGATGCTCACCGTCTTAGAGGTTAGCGTGTCGCCCCCTTCCAGCCTGAACTGGGTCTGGTCAGAGAACAGCAGCAGGCTCTTGTCGTAGGGCACTGCGTAGCGCAGCAGAGATACCTGCGTACTAGACGCTGCAACGTCGATAGGGTCAGTGTCCAGTACGGTGGTGACAGTCTCACGGAAGAACCTGAAGAACTCCGCAGGCTCACTCATGATGACCTTGTCGTCAGCGAGGAATCCCAAGCGGTTCTTGAACAGGAACACATCAGACAGCGTCAGTCCTACGAAGGAGGGGTTAGGGTTGCTTACGGCATCCCCCGCTGTACGCTCGTTCCACTCCAGCTCCTCCAGGTTGAACTCGCCATTGGATTGCCGGATGAGTGCGTGAGGCATCGTACTGGCATCCAGCTGGTACTCGATACCAGGGGCTACCGTTTCCTCCCACTGCCCCTCATCGAAGAACAGCGAGCCAATAACGCCATCGTTGTCACCTACGAACTTAACGTAGTAGTCGTCCTCTTCAGCCTCATCATCCCCCGTCACCTTAACGATGAAGTTGTGAGGGGCTGTAGCTGGTAGGTCCTCGAAGTTGTTGACCGTGCCTTTGATGCGCTTGATGTGGTCACCACCCTTGGTGTCCGTAGCCCGCAGGCCAAAGTCAGTACCATCATTCTTCTCGATGTGGATGGTAGGACCTGAGGTGGTGATGGTGTAGTCGGCTCCGATGTTACTGGTGAGGTCTGCTGCTAGGTCCGCAGCTACTGCTGTGGTTGATAGGGTGCCAGAGCTGCCAGTGGTGTACGTGGCTTGCTCAACGTCATCTACAAACACCTTGTAGGTGACACTGTAGTTGGCCTTCTTGACCGTCACTAGGCCCTCACCGTCGCTGTTAGCAGACAGTGCAGAGTCCATGGCTACCGTCACCCCTTTGTTAACAATGAAGGTGTAGTCAGCGATGGAGATACAGCGCAGGTCTTCCACAGGGTTGGACGTGGTGATGTAGGAACCTCCACTCACAATGTTGACCACACGCGAGGTGCCATCAATATCGTTCACTGTGAGGGACCCACCTGTACCTATGACCGCTATGTACCTCTCTGAGGTGTCACGGTTGATAGGGTGGATGTAGGCGCTGCTGATGTTAGCCGTACCTAGCTTAGCCACATGCTCAGTGGGAGGGCGCCGCTTGTTACCATCGACCACTGAGGGGAGCCTGTTGATTTCCTTGATGGACTGCGAGGCCAGCCTCAGCGCAGATGGCTGCTGGCTCACCCCGTTGACTAGGTTAGGGATGGAACTGCTGAGGAGTCTCGTAGCCATAGGTGTTACCTGTTGTAGTAGCGTATAGAGCCTTGGGTTCGATAGAGGGGACGAGCAGTGCTGTAGTTGTCCCAGATGCTGTATTCGGCTGTACGTGCCTCCTCATCCATTAACAGGCTGCGTGCATACAGCTCGTCGTTACGCGTGAACCCGTCAATCTCTCGACTACCAACGAATCGGTTGGAGTACTTACGGGCTGCGCAGATGGTGATGTAGTTACGAGCAGCGTGGGGGATGTCATCCCACTCCAGGTACAGAACTAGGTACACCTCCAGTGCCTCGGTGAACGTGAACGAACGCTCTACCTTGTCGTACACCTTGCCATTGCGGCGTACATAGCGTGCCTCATCAGTGACCTCGTCGCGTGACTTACGCAACGTGGCTGCATTGGTGGGCCATAGAATCTCGTTGGATGCATTGGGGGACAGAGGGTAGTCGTCCTCGGTATTCCAATCCCATCCTTCTGCCAGGGTGTTACGTGTGCACTCGTCCAATATAGACTCAGCGATAGCTACGTCCCTGCCTGGGGATACGAGGGTTGATACAGGGGACAAGCCTATGGTGCCGATGATGATGTTCACGGCCTCCAGGCGGGTGAGGTCCTCTACTGCCATAGGGTTGGCTCCTGGTGATAACCAAAAAAAACCCCCGGCCTCCGAAGAGGGCGCGGGGGTGTGTGTTATGGGGCTAAGACTACTTAGGCAGTCTTAACTTCCACTGCGGCTTCAGGGCGCAGGATGCCGTGACCCATGGCGTACTTAGCAACCATCAGCGTGGACTGACGGCTGATTTGGTACTCTTTCTCCATGGCGAGGTCCAGCAACTTGACCGTGCCGATTGCAGAGCGGTGCGTAGCTACGCAGACGCTGTTGGTGAACGTACCGTTGTACGTGTTGTTCTCGCCGGAATCAGCAGAGACAACACCAGACGGAAGGTGGTTGGTCTTAACAATTTCCAAACCACCAACGACCTTGATTTGGCCTTTGGCGTAGTCACCGTTAGCGGACGAGAAGTCAGTGTCCACCAGACCGGTTTCCTGAACCAGGAGGTAGTACTGAGCCGGGGCTACCCAGAGCTTACGCTCCGTTTCCGGTACGTTCTTCTCATCGAACGTCTGGGCGATTTGGTAAGCCGTGGATGCCAGCGATGCACCATTGGTGTCCGCATCCGCGTCAGTGATAGCGGTGCCACCGTTGAGACCCGTGATGGTCGCACCTTCACGCGCAGCGAGGTACGCCAGACGCAGCAGCTGCTCGTCAGCTTTGACGGACAGAGCTTCAGCCATCTTACGAGCGTACTCACCACGAACGTCATAATGGTTCATAGCTTCATCGATGTTAGCCAGCGACTCGTGCGTGACCAGCAGGCTATCGATGTTGATGGTGCGCTCGGCGTGGCGCATGTTGTCAGCACCCAACAGCTGCGCACCAGGAGTGTGGTACTCAGCAGCGGCAACACCCATCACCGGGAACTGCGCGCTCTTACCGCTGGAGATGTTGCGGACCATGTGTGCGTTGATGCACTTGTTGACTTCTTCGAAGTGAGTGATGACCTCACCCGAGAAGACTTTAAGAAAGATTGCGTCGGTTGCACCAGCGGCGTTAATTTGACCTACGCGATTGACGGCATTGTTAGCCATTGTGTTTTACCTGTGAGAATAGGTGGTGGGGATTGGTGATGTGTCGTACCGCTTCGGCTCTCACAGGTTATCCCTCGCAAGGGGCCTAGTGTTCACACTGGGGTAGACTAGCGCCTCCTTGAGAGGAGCACGCGGTAGGGGCCGGTATAGCACCCCGGCTGGGGAGCCATGGCTTATACACCCGAGCGGGCGAAGCATGGTTACGAGGAGAGTCCTCAGGTAGCGAGAAGTTGGTAGACGTAGCTCGACCAGTAGTTGAGCATTCCGTCCCCTTGGAACTTGTCGGAGTGCGAACGACTACGGAACTCGCAGTGCGCGGGGTTGCTTGTATCTACGTTCAGCACGTTAGGGTCAGTCATCCCGTCAGAGCCTGCGCGTCCCCAAGGGTGGAAGGGGAGCCATGAGGCTACTCGTGTAGGCATTTCTCCGGGGGTGTGCAGACAGTACACCAAGGGGCCTGGAGGCAAAGAGGCGCAGCGGTCTAGCGCAGGGTTAATGAACACCGCACGCCTAACCTGATAAGGCTCTATCTCCATTAGCAGCTTAGCAATAGCACAGCCGTTGCTGTGAGCTACTACGTCGAACTTAGCGACGTGGCTCATGTGAGCAAACGCCTCCCTGGCCCTGCGGGCGTTCAACAGACGGGCACCCAGCAGACCGGACACAGGCCCATTCATGAAGCTGTAGTCGTACTCGTAGGTGAAGTGCTTACCTGCTTTCTGGAACCACGCACGCATCCGGTCCACGGTACCCTCACCCTCGCGAGCGTTGTAGCCGTGGATGAAGAGTACGGGGTAGCCCATTAGAACTTACTCCGCAGTGCTTTAGCCTCTACATCTTTACGGAACGCTGGGTCGTTGCGGTACTTAGGGTTAGCCATGTCAGCCTTCATCTCAGCGAAGGAGCGGTACACGCCTACACCTGAGCCACCATCTGCGGCAGCTACACGACGTACAGGCTCAACACCCTCAGCTGCACGGTACTCCACGTACATGTCAGCCACAGCAGCTTTGAGGCTACTTACGTCCTGTGACTGTAGAGCAGCGTTGTAACGGTCAGCGTGCTGGGTGCCACCATTGGCTTCGAAGTAGTCCATCATCTGCTTGAAGTTACCCTCGTCACCTGCAACGGAGTACACCTCTTGAGCGATGGCTGCACCTTCATCCTTGGCGCTAGCGTTCTGTGCTTGCAGCCCTTTGACGTAGGTGTCCACCAGCTCACGCGGGTAACCAGCTTCGGCCAGCTTGCCGTACCACTCATCCGACAACTGCTCACCGTTGTTGTAGAAGTCCTGGGTGATGGTGTCGGGGTCGATGCCCTTCTCGTTCAGAGCGGAGCGTGCCTGCTCCTGGGCATCAGCTGGCTCTTCAGGCTGAGGCTCTTCTTCTTGTTGTTGTTCTTCTTGTGCCTCTGGCTCCTCTGGTTCTTCGCTAGGGGCTTCCCCCTGCTTGGACTCCAGTGCCAGGTAGGACTGAAGCAGCGCCTCCTGGTTGAGGGTGCCGTCCTCGTTGCGGAACTTAGCTGGTACTTCTGCCCCTGGCTCTACGCCTGCGGCTTGTGCTTCTTGTTCTGGGGTTAGGATACCGGTCTCGTTGCTGCTGTTTAGCTCGGTAGCGGTATTCCCCTGGACTACTTCTCCCATGTATCAACTCTCCTCGACGTACATGACGTGACCGGAACGCACTACCTTCTTTCCCTTGGGTTCTGGTGTAGTGGCTGCGGCCTTCTTGCGCGGGGCGCGTGGTTTCTTTACCGGGGGCGTAGGTGCCCCCTCGTTGTCTGATAGCTTTACCTTCATTGCTGAGGTTGCTCCATCTGTGCTTTGGCTGCTTCTTGAGCCATACCACCGACAGCCTTAGCTGCCTCTGGTGTGACTTGAGCCATCATCTGTTGAGCCATAGCCTGCTGCTGCTCCTGCTGTAGAACCTCAGCGGTCTTGACCAGCCCCATGGTGTCGATACCGTCAGCCACAGCCAGTCGCTCGATGAGTACGCGTACGTCAACGAACTGGGCTAGTGCCTGCGGTGCCACCTGGGCAATGGTTCCTGCGAAGTTCATCAGGCGCTCCCGGTCATGCCCGCGACCTAGAGCTTGCACTCCGGTCACGATGGTCACGCGGGTCACACCCTTGGGTAGCCGTGGCAACGTGCCAGACTTCTGCAGCAAGGCGATGCGGCGGTTGAGATAGGGCAGCTGGAAGTCCTGAGTGAGTGCGGTGTACACACCCCCTAGTGCATCCTCCAGCATCTGAGACATTCGCCGGATTTCCTCAGCGGTCACGCGCTCTGCATCCCTAGCCACGACAGAGTCGAGTAGGAACACGCGAGCCAGACGTCGCTCAAGGATGTCCGCACGCTGACCTACAGCTGCCATGTCGTGCGTCTTCTGGGACTGCACAACGGTCACGTCCTCAGCATTACCCTCGCGGATAGCACCGTTGGGTGCCTCTGCCAGGGTGCGGGGGTTGGTGAATCCGTTGGGCTTGACCAGGAACAGCATCTTAGCCATGGCCGTGGAGCCTTCCACGATGGCTTGGTTCAGTGCCTCCAGCGACGACAGGTCACCGAAGTACTGCGACACGTAGCCCTCACCGTAGCTCGAGCCTGCTACACGCAGGAGTCGCATGGGTACGTAGGGTAGGGTCTCTTCAGGCCAGCTGGCTTTGCTGCCCTCTACCACCACACCCTTAACTTCCTGGTACTGGTGGAACGTCTTGCCCTTGCGATACACGTGGGTGTACACGTCGCAGTCACGGGTGTCCCCACCGGATGCCATAGGCTCAGGCTCAGTGGTAGGGAGTGACGCCTTCACATCGTCAGGCAGGGTGTCGTAGTCGTAGCTCTCGTGGATGACCCACTCAACCAGATTACCCATCGCGTCACGACGGACAACAAAGCGGTCCAAGGGCCACACCCGAGAACCATCCTTGTCCTGGTAGAACAGGGCGTTACCCGTCACCACGATATGCTTGAGCGCCTCGAAGATGGTGGCACGGTCACCCTTGTCCTCGATGTCCTGCATGACCAGTCGCTCGTACTGGGCCAGAGCCTTCTCCAGCTCCAGTCGGTACGGGTCGTTGTCAGGCATCTCGTCCAGTTCGTTCTGGATGTCTGCGCTAGGGTTGATGCGGAAGAAAGGGGCACCCGGCTGCATAAGGGATAGCAGGAGCTTTGAAGCAATGTTATTGACACCCTCTGCGCCTACACTCTGGAAAGGCGTATACAGCTCCTCGGCGCTCGTATGCTCTTCCGGGGGTAGCAGATGGGGTATCGTCAGCTGGGAGGCGGCGCGTGCTCTACGTAACACAGGCTCGCGGACAACCTCTAGCTGCTTGTATGTATGCTCAGCTCTACCGGTATCGGGCAGCTCACTTTCGTAGTTCATTCGGGTGCCCCTCGTTGTGGTAGCAGATTAGTTAGGCGTGTTCACACCAGTAGCTGATGGAAGGTTGAGATTGACGCGGAGAGCAGAGGTGCCGGACTGTGCAGGCTCTTGGTACTCATCGTTAGAGCGCTGCTTGACGACCTTGGGTGCTTCCGGTTCTGGAGCCACATCTGGTTTCTCGATAGGCTCGGCGGGCGGGAGTGGTGCGGGACTCTTGGACTTGCCTCCTAGGCACATGGTGGTTACCCCTGTTATGTGCCTCCGGTGTACTGGTCGTACTCGAAGCGGAGGCGAGTGATGATGGATTGCTGCCCCTGTAGGTACGCCACGTGTTGGGCGACTCTGCTGGGGTCAGTGGCTGCGTGGAACTCAGGCAGCTTGTCGGGGTATAGCCGCTCAATCGCCTCTAGTAGTTCCTTGGTTATGTCGGGAACGGAAGGGTGGTCTTGGATGATGTCTTCGTAGTACATAAGGTCCCTCAGGTTTCCTTAATCGCAACCTTTTCCGTCTAGGTGGTAGGCAATTCTGCTAGTAACAAACTCACCTACTAACGCCCTGTCATCCAGGTGAACGTCAGCAGTGTCTGAGGTGTCTTGGATAAGGGTTGCCAGGTTCCACGCAGCGTGTGCTAGGTGGCTAATACCAGACTCCTCATCGTCCTCTTCTCCTGACCACCACTTAGTCAGGTGACGCATGAGAGAGTCCATGGTCACGCTAACGTCCTGCCCCTTGAGGTAGTTACCTCGGGAGTACTTACGTGCCCCGTAGTCAGCCACCTTAGCCAGCTCAATTAAGAGGTGGGGGTAGTCCAGTACGTGGCTCATTGGTACCTTGCCACCGTTGTAGCGGTCTGCTCTATCGTCGCTCATTAGTAGGGACTCCATGGTATATGCTGCTTAGCATTAAAGTCGTAATCGGATGCGTGGAGTATGCGAGCACAGCGTGCCTGGAGGACGGCATCCATCTCGTCCAGACCTTTGGACTCGTAACCGGCTACCACTGCCTCCCAGGTACATCCGTACTTATCAAACCATTTGTCGGTCTTGACAGGCCCGAAGCTAGGGCAACCAGGGAAGTGGTCGGTGGCGTCACCAGTTAGGCACTGGGTCAGGAAGAACTCGTGAGCCTCCTCCTCGTCCACCGTGTACGTAGTGTCATCCCCTATACGAAGGTGCGTGCCGGGGATGGTATTGAGGTCCTTGTCGATGGTGATGCACACCTTGTCCCCTGGCACCAGCGTAGGGTGAGTCATCAGGATTCCGAGAACGTCATCCCCCTCCAGTGTAGGGCGCTCGTAGACGTAGTAGTGCTCGTGCAGGTACTCACGTAGGAAAGGGATGAGCATGGGCTTACGCTTACCCTTGCGGTTGCCCTTGTAGTTGGGCCAGTAGGCGTTGCGGAAGTTCTCCTGGGTACGGTCAGTCAGGGCGACGAGAACGTTGCCACAGTCTGCCTTCTGTGTATCTCCCTCGATTGAAGACACCAGAGCAGAGACAGCCTCAGACTCATGAGCCTCCAGGGTCCACACACCGTCACCCCAGTTGTGCTCGTACTCAGCCACGGCTGCTGCTTTGTACACGTACACGTCGCCGTCAATTAAAGCGGTAGCCATTACTCGATAGCCTCCAATCGTTGAATGCTAGCCAATGGAATCCAATGGACTGTCTCGTCCATCTCCACGAGGGTGACCATGGCATCAGTCACCTCGACACCCTGCGACGCAACCTTCATCGATGTACCATCTTTGAGGTACACGGTAACGTGAATGGGCTGCTCCTCTTCTCGCTTCTTCTCTGGGAACTGAATCAGGTCCATTACTTAACTCCTCTGTAAGTGGTAGCCGATGACGTGGTGTAGTGCCCTCTCAAGCGTCTCAACGTCATCCCCTAGCTGCCCTATTGCTCGGTTACATTTACCGCACAGCAGGCCTCTGATGTGGCCCGAGGTGTGGCAGTGGTCCACGTGCAGAGAGCCGGTGTAATGCTCCGGGTCCCTACATATGTTGCAGCGGTTGTTCTGCTGCTCCCTGAGTGCCTCGTACATCTCGTCTGTACACGCGATGCCTCTGCGCTTCCAGTCACGCTCACGCTTACTCAGTGTGTCTCTGCCCAATTGGCACCTTCCTTTGCTTCGCTAGCCAGTGGTACTCGGAACCCAAGCTGCTCACCCGCAGCGGTCATGCACCACTCGGCTACCTCCTTGACGAGGCCCACATGCTCAGGCCTCACAATCAGCTGCACCTCATCATGGACGTGAGCCACTGGTAGGAAGTCCTCACCCCACTCCAGCCCTCTACGCTCCAGCTCTTCGATGAACAGCACAGTGCCTAGCTTCACAGCGATGGAGCCAGCGGATTGCAGCAGCGTGTTTAGTGCTGCGTGCTCGCTGGGGTTCAGCACCACGCCACCATCGATGGCACGTAGCTTCCCTCCACGCTTGTTGCTAGCCTTCTTCACGTCATCCAGTAGCTGCTTGAGCGCAGGTATGTTGGCGAACCAACGAGCCTTAACCCTGGCTGCTTTCTGAGGGGACGCACCTAGCTGAGCTGCTAGTGCTGAGTTACCGGCACCGTAGAGGGTGGCGTAGGTGACAACCTTGGCCTGACTACGGCTGCTTAATCCCATAGCCTTCTGGTTGACTGTGTGGATGTCACCGTTGACCACCTCGTTGCCGTAATCGCCGCCGTCATAGCGAGCTAGGTAGTGACTGAGGCACCGCAGCTCCAGGCCACTGGCGTCCCACCCTACGTACCTCCAGCCTTGTGGGGCACGGAATAGCTCACGGCACTCCTTACCCCACGGCTTACCAACACTGGGCACCTGTGCGGTGTTAGGGCGTTGGTGGGAGCAGCGGCGTGTGCGAGTACCCACGGTGTCGATGCGTCCGTAGATGCGACCGTTGCGCTCCAGCTTCAGCCACGCTTGGTTGCCTTCAGCCAGCTGGCCGATGCGCTTCTGAATCATCAGGTACTCACCGAGCAGCTTAGCCTCCGGGAAGTCGAGAGCAGTCAGCACCTCGTCGTCCACCTTCGGGCGCCCGTCGTTGGTGAACTGCTTAGGTTCCCAGTGGTACTTCCGTATGAGTCTGTTGCTGATGTGGTCCCGGCTGCTGGGGTTGAAGTCCACCAGCTTCACCGGGGTGAACGCTGCACCTGCTGTGCGGTCAGCCCGCATGGGGTCCTTGTACTTGAGAGACTTGGCAGGATTGGACACCTTCCCGTTCTTAACATAGAAAGGAGGGAACGTGGACTGCAGCTTCTGAAGCAGGCCAGCCCGGACACCGCACAGCGTTGCGTACAGCTTGGTAGCCTTGGCTGTATCGAACGGAGAACCATCACGCTCCATGCGCAGGGTGATGTTCATGAACCTGTGCTCGATGTCGAGTGCCAGGCTCTCCCATCCTGCTGCGGTTAACTTCTTCCACAGTGTGACGTTGAGGCGCACGTCCTGCTCGCAGTAGGCAATCATGGCATCGTTGACCTCAGCCCAGGGGTCGATGCCCTGGGCCTTGCAGTCCTTAGCGTAGTCACCTTTGTACTCACCTAAGCGGTGACCCCAGGCCTCCAGGCCATGACGGCCTATGATGTGCTTGGGGAAGTCAGGGTTCTTCTTGAGAGCCGAGAAGTCTCGGTCACGTATGTCGGAGTACACCAGCTTACTCATGAGCAAGGTGTCCTCTACCTTGGTGTTAGGGTTGGGTTCCCACCCGTACACTTTCTCAAGTGCAGGCAAATCGAATCCGCATACGTTGTGCCCGGTGAGGTAAGTGGCTGTGCTTAGCAGCTCCAGCCCTTCCTCAACGTTGTCAACATACGTGTGCATCTCGCCGGTATCGAGATTAGCAACCACCAGACAGTGAACCTTATCGAGTTGGTCCAGTAGTCCGTTGGTCTCTATGTCAAATAGCAGTCTCAAGTTTGTTACCTCTTACTTATTCGCAGGTACGGTTGCCGCGCTCATCGATGGTGCAAGCCATAGGCTCGTCAGCATCTTCTTCAGTGGCAGTCTTGGTCAGGATGCCCATGCGCTTACCGCTGGCGCGGAACGTGGTGCAGCCCTTGGCATTGCCTTGCCATGCTTTAACGTAGATGTACTTGAATTGTTCCCACGTCACGTCGTCGCCAACGTTGCACGTCTTGGACACAGCGCTGTCCACCCACCTCTGAGCGCGTAGCATCACGTTCAGGTGGTCATCAACCGTGCACTCGTCAGCAGTCTTACCTGCCACTCCGTACTTGGCCCATGCGTAGTCTTTGACCTTCTCAATGCGAGCACCCTGCTCTGTCTGGATGACGCGCTCGAACTCCAAGCTGAAAGGAGGCTCGATACCTGACGATGTGTTGTCAGCCGTCAGTGCGATGGTGCCTGTTGGTGCGATGCTCAGCAGGTGAGAGTTACGCAGTCCCTGCTGTGTACACTTGGCTCTTACGTTGTCATCCAGCAGCTCCCACACCTCGCAGTTGCTACCGTACTGTGCCGAATCCCACGCAGGGAACGTGCCCTTCTCAACAGCCAAGTCAGCGCTAGCTGAGAACGCATTGTTGGCGATGACACCCATCACCTTATCGAACCAATCGAGCATCTCCTCAGAGCCGTAAGGCATACCGAGAATCTCAGCAGCGTTGGCTAGCCCGAGAACACCGAGGCCCATCCGGCGCATCTTCTGTGCGCTGCGGCGCTGTGCGTCGAGAGGGTAGACCGCACGGTCGATGACGTTGTCCATTGCACGTACGATTGGATGAACGTCTTGAGCCAACTGGTCGAAGTCAAATGAGTCGCCCTTGATGTAACGTGTAAGGTTGAAGCTGCCCAGGAGGCACGCTCCGTAAGGTGGCAGCGGCTGCTCACCACATGGGTTGGTTGCGTAGATTTCCTCGCAGTAGTTAGCCGGGTTACCGTTGTTGATGGTATCGATGAAGAGGACACCAGGTTCAGCCCAGTCCCAAGTGCTGCGCATAATCTCCTCCCACAACGAGTGGGCATCGATGGTGCGGTAGACCCTGCCATCAAACTTCAGGTCGAAGGGCGCACGGTCAAGTACTGCACACATGAACTCATCAGTCACACCAACACTTACGTTGAACGCTGTCAGCGTGGTGCCGTCCTGCTTGGCGCGGATGAACTCCTCGATGTCCGGGTGGTCCACGCGTAGCACTCCCATCTGTGCACCCCGGCGGTGACCACTCGATGAGATGGTTTTGCAGAGGGTGTCGAAGAGCCGCATGAACGACACTGGCCCTGAAGCTGACGACGACAGCGACACAATGAGGTCGCCCTTGGGGCGAATCGTTGAGAAGTCATACCCGATACCTCCACCCAGACGTAATGTTTCTGCCGCTTCCTTCAGGCACTGCATGATGCCGTCCATGGAGTCAGGGATGACACCGGAGACAAAGCAGTTGTACGGGGTGACACGCTTAGGCGCACCAGCAGCAGCCTGGATGCGACCTCCGAACTGGAAGCGCATGTTGCGGGTGATGTCTTTGATTTGACGGTAGTGGATAGGGCCGTCAGCGAGAGCGCCTGCTACGCGTGCCGTGGCTTCCCTGAAGGATTCACCAGGGGCACGGTACTTCATCGCATGCAGCTCTTCGCTGATAGGTAGTGTGGGTCCGTAGCTCATACAGCAACTCCTTGGATGCAATCGATGCGTACGTGGAAGGAGAACCCCTCAGGCGTACGGCTCTCGGAAAACTCAGCCCAGTTCTTCACCAGCTGAGGGGTCAGGCTTGCCTTGCACGCCTCCCTGGTTGTGTAGACTTCGTGGCTGCGCCAGCGTAGGCACGGCGTGTCTGCTGCGCTGATGCCGGGGCCTACTAGGCAGGACATCATCACGAGTTGAAACAGTTCCATTGGTACTCCTTTTGGTTAATCAGAAGGGACAGTCCTCCGCGTCATCACCGAACGGGTCAGACTGAGGTGCTTCCTCGGTCAGCCTGCCGTGCTCGGTGTAGTACAGAGGGAAGGTCTCCCCGGTTGCTCTCCCCGTGTAGCGGTCCTTGAGAACCCTGAAGGTTGTCGTGTGTCGCTCGGTCTCATCCTCGGCTTGTTGCGAGCGCTCCAGGCCGAACATGAAGTGGCTCCAGAACCCGATAGCCCTGCTGCCCTTGAAGTGCCTGATGCTCACTCGCCCACCTTCCTCGTGTGGCGTGCCGTCAGGCGTTGCCAGATGGGAGACAAAGTGGCAGACGATTTGCAGGC